TGCCTCGGCCAGATACTTCTCCCAGGTAATGTCCTTCCAGACGAACCCCTTTGACACGTTCTCGCGATTGGGGTCGGCGCCGCGTGTGTTCTCAAAGTAGCGGTACCGCTCTTTGAAATCCTCGTGGCTCATCAGGCGGTCCCAGAAGGTCGGCCCGGCCAGGCAATGCACGCCGGTCATCACGTCGCCCACCAGGTTGAGGCGGATGTGATCGACAACCGCTTCCGCCTTGGTTCCCAGATCGATGTCCGAGCCCAGGGTGAAATCGACAGATTTTCGCGTGATCCCGAATTCCGTGAACAGATCGACAATGGTCGAGCCATCGGCGTCCAGAACCTCGCCCTGCAAGGCGCCGCAGCGCAGGTACTCACGGGTTACATCGACGCTGGAGCGCAGATCGATCTGGCGTTCTGCCACTTCGCTGCTCACCTGCTTCAATTCGCTTTCCGACCCAAATGCCCGGATGCCGTCGACGTCGTCCGCCGTGATCTTGGATTTCAGACCAAAGCGCTCGGTCCGGAAGTCACGCAGCTTGCGCTTGCGGCGCGGTGCACCGGGCAAGGACGTGCCGCGCGTGGACGAGGTGATCAGTTGCAGAATGCCGCCCTGGGATTCAATCGAGAATCCAACACCGCGGACGCCCTTCGGCATGAAGAGGTTCATTTCACCCACCCGGCCCCACTGGATCGGGATTTCCTGTACCGCTTCGCTCAGCTCGATGGCCCGGAATGCGTCGTTTTGAAAGATGTTCATATGGGCCATCTGCTGGCTCCTCTCAGGTTTCGCGGCGTGCTTTTGCCGCCAGTTTCAAGTCAGGGAAGGATCAGCCTTCGAGAATGCCAATCGCCTTCAACTCAGCCATCGCCGCATCGCGCTTGGTCTGGTTGTCAAAGGAAGCATCGAAGGTCAGACCACCGCGCCGCACCGTGGCGTGCCGGGTGATGATCACAGCGTCAGTGACGTCGGCTGCAGCCGCAGCCGCATCGTTGAGCAGCACACCCGCAGCGGTTTCGGACCCATCGGCAGCGGCCTCATCGCAAGCCACGAACTTGCCGGAGGCCGTCACCTTTCCCAGCACCGTGCCGGACGCGAGATCGGCGCCGGACGCAATGGTGACCTCATCCCGGCTGTAGCGCGAATTTTCTTCGAACAGCAGCCAATCGCCGGGCGTCTGCCCTTCAGTCAGAGTTGTCATTGGATTTCTCCGTTTTGGATTTCAGGAATTGACCAGCCCGAATGGGCGGATCAGTTGGCGAACCGTTGCTTGTGCGCGGCCCGCACCGGGTTCACCTCCGCAGCCGACGGCCCTGGAATGTCGAGGTCGGTATCGTTCTCGGCAGTTCCCATCACGTCGCTGAGCGTGGACTTCGGACCGGCCTTCGGGGACGCAGCCAGGTGCTTCTTGGCCTGATCCACTGTCATCGCCGGATCGAACGACAAGCTGCGCGCCAGATCCTCGCGACCCGCGGCTTCGGGCAGGTTCTGGATTGCGGCGATACGGTCACGTTCCTGCTGGGCCGCATTAGCCTGCGGCGCATCGCCTGCAGTCTCGGATTTGGGTTCCGATACCGGGTTTGTGGCCTCCGGTTCGGGGGTGTCCTGGACTGCTTCAGTGGTTTCCGGCACCTCGGCATCCGGTTCTGGTTTGATCTTCGTGCCCATTTGGGTTTTCCTTTCGTCAGTTGCAAAAAAGGACGATCCCTGTCGCCCAGTGAATTGAGCGGTGAACCGCTCGAAGGCTTCTCGGGGATTTGACACTTCGTCAGCCAACCCCGCTTCAACCGCGTTCTGTGCCTGAAGACATGCAGCTTCGGTTGACAGCGCTCCTTCGGCCGTCAGCCGATCACCACGCCCCTCGGCCACGGTGTCTGCGAAGATTCGGCGCAAGGCTTCCATCTCCGCTTCCAATTCTGATCGCACTGACTCTGGCAGCGGCTCGTAGGGGTTCCCGTCCCCTTTGTGCTCGCCCGCCGAGATGATTGTGACCGGAACCCCCACGTCATCGAGCTGGCGGCTGTAATCCGCATGCATACAAATCACACCGATGGAACCGACGCCGCCCGCGCGCGGTACAATCACCCGATCGGCTTGGGACGCCAGCGCATAGGCAGCCGAGTACGCGTGATCAGCCACGAATGCGTGCACTGGCTTTTTCTCGCGAGCCTGCCGGATGCGGTCAGCCAGATCGAAACACCCGGCCACCTCGCCGCCGTGGCTGTCGATCTCCAGGGCGATGCCACGCACAAAAGGCTCATCGGCGGCGGCTTCAATCTGCGCCCCGATCCCTTCATAAGACGTCTCGCCCGAAAAGCTGCCGATCCAGGCGCCACGGTGGATCAGGACGCCTGTGATCGGGATCACCGCGACCCCGTCAACCATGCGAAAGGCGTCACGCTTTCCGGACCGGATTTCTTCCCCAAGACGGTTGTCAAGCAACGAGGCGAAGGGTTTCTTCGAAGGCGGCGCTTCAACGATCTGATCGATCCCCGAAACATTGACCGATGCGCCGTCAAGGATCCGGGGGCCAAGCCCCAGAACAAAGGATGCAGCCTTTGATCGGGCAGCCAGAAGCGGCGTGTGAAACACACGCTGCGCAATTTGCGGATGTTGCATGGTGTTAGTCCTTTTCGCGCAAATCCGGACCACCATTGTGGCCGATCAGCTTGGCAAAACTCTCTTTGATCGGATGCAGGGTGCCTTCCGGCATCAGCTCGATTTCGCGACCGATCTGCTCGATATTGTCGGCGAAATCCGTTCCGGTCAGCTCGGCGGCTTCTTCCTCCAGCGTCGACATACCCAAAGCCACGCGCATCGCCGCGGCCTGAGCCTCCTTGACCGGGTCCACAAATCCCTTACCCGGCCCGATCCATTTGGCCCGCGCATAGGCCGCCCAGTTGGCATAGAAGTCCGGGGCATTAGGCGGCAAGTCGATGTGCCCATCCATGATCTGTTCTTCCAGCCAGGCCATGAAAAACGGCTGACAAAAGCCTTGCGCAAACGCGGTCCGCCGGGTGGTCCATCCGCGCCAAATCTCGATCATGGCTGCCCGTGCACTGGAATAGTTCGTCTTCGACCAATCGCTCGCGAGCTGCTCGTAGGAAATCCCCAATCCCGATGCGACATGCCTCAACACGGCCGCTTCAAATTCCGCGAACTGTGCGGCGGGGCGGGCCGTTTGCACCATGCCAATTTCGTCGTTCGGGTAGAGCATCGTCACGCGTGAACCACCCAAGCGAATTCGGTTCTTGTCATAGAACTTGCCTCGCTCCGATTGCATCTCCAGAAACGCTTTTGTGTCCTCGCCGCTGAACATATCGTCCATTGCGTCCGGACCCATGGGACTCTTGATGAAGGCGGCCAGGACCGCATTGATCACTGCGGCCTGCAATTCAACCTTGGAGTAATGATCCTCCATGCGCAGCCGCTCGACGATCGGCGCCATTCGGGAGACACCACGGGTCTGCCCATCCCGCTGCTTGTCGTAGAAATGGACCACCTGGGCGCGCCCGGTGCGCCCTTCGCGGCGGATACGTTTCCAGGCGAACTGCTCGCCGTGAACCCACGTCGCATTCGGATGTGATTGGCGAAACTCATACGCCCACGCCGCGCCGTCGCGGGTCAGATCGATGCCGCCCCGCTGGAACTGCGTGTCTGGCGCATCCATCGGATTGGACAACAACTCAGGATCGACCAGTCGCAATACTGTATGGGTCGGGCGTGTCTTTTTCCAACCGACAATCCCGATCGCCTCTCCTTCGATCAGATAGCACCTATAGGCCGTCGCCAGCATTTGCGGGACGGTTTGCGAGCGCGTCACATCCGCCAGTTTGCGCGGGTCCTCCGAATAGCTACGCCACCGGGCTTCCACTTGGTCTTTGAACTCCCGTGCCCATTCCGGATCCAATCCAAGAGCGCGCCAGTCAGGCTTGCAGAACGGACGGAAATTACCGCCGATGATGCTGTCGACTTCTTTCGAAACCGCACCAGCGGCCCAGCCATTGTTGCGCACCAGATCGCGAGACCGCGCGGTGATCCGCGCCCGTCCCGGCCCGATCTCGGCATCCGGCGGCAGGTTCTGCGGTTGAAACCCCTGCATCGTGTCCGCCCCGGCATCGCCCGCCAGATAGGGCGCGGTCGAATGGAATCCCGCATCCCGCATAGACGATGCTTTTGGCCGGACGTTTCGGACTTTGGGGTAAACCTGTTTCAAAAGACCACCTTTTTGGAACCAGCCACGCCAGAAGCTTGACCGAGTTGTCGTTCGAGGGAACGAATGTAACGTCGCAGTTCCGGCGCATTGGCCCGCGTGAACTCGGTTTCGCCGCCGTCGTACTGGACGCGGACCGCCTTGCCCCCGATCATGACCTTGTGCAGTGCCGCCTGCGCCTGGCTCAGGTTCAGTTCGAGTGTTGCCGTATCAATTGCCATTTCCGGCCAATACCTCCGCAAGGCTTCTGCGCGGCTTGTGCGCTTCGGGTTTTGGTTGAGTCGACACCATCGGAACTTCGGTATCGAAAAGATCGGGCTGGGCGTCCTTTGGGACCTGACCGCGCTCCGCGTCCAGCTCGTCCCACTGATCGTCCGTCATCGACGCCCAGCCCTTCCGCCGGGCGGCGGCTTCTGCATACATCTCTGTGTCGAGCACCTCGTTGCGCCGGGTCGGCTCGACCAGCTCCCATTTCGCGGTGACCACTCCCGACCGCGCGCGGGTCAGGACCCGGACTTCTGACGTGATCTGACGATAGAACTCATCGCCCAGCCCATAGGCAAAATGGCAGTACCCGCGTTCCAGCGGGTCCTCCTGCCTCAACCAAGTGAAGAATTGACCCTTCAGCGAAGAGACGTTGACGATGAAACCACGCCTCTGGCGGCGCTTGGCTTTGCCGTCCTTCCGGCGTTCAAACTTCATTGGCTCCATCAGAGGCCCGGTATCGCCAGACCGGCCTTTGACGATGATTACGCGCGACCAAGGGTGCGTCTTTGCCCAGGACCAGACGTCATCTGTGAACGCCCCGCTGTCGATGGCCAGCGCATCAAGAGTGACTGGCAGGCCGAGTTCAGTGCGCCATTCTTTTTTGAGGTAGGCATTGAGCGCGACCCGGCATTCATCTGACCCGATGTGGTGCGGGATGATCTTGTGTTCGATCGTCCAGCGTCGCCGGTTTCGCCCAAATGCCTTGATCTGCAATTCGGTCCAATCGTCCTGGCAATCGACGCCAGCCGTAGCAATAAACCCAGTCGCCGGGAACACCCCTTTCCTGAGCGGCTTGACGCTCCCTTCCGTGTCCTCCGCTTTTTCTGTCCGGTCGCGAAGAGCTTCCCAATCCGGGGCATCCGTGGCCTGCTCATAGGCTAGGCCAAGGACATCGTTCCAAAACGTTTGCTCGGTCTCCGCCTCAACGTCCGCCTTGGCCCCGGCGGCGGTTTCCGAACTGGTTTCCAGCCGCGTCCACCCCATGACGCGGGCATATTCGACCGCGATCGATGCCCAGTCGCGCTGCGGCGCATAAGCGCGCCACAGAAAGAAACCGGGATGGTCGCCCTTGGGATTCTGGGCCCGCCAACGTCCGGCGCGCACCATCTGTTCCTTATGACCATGCCGGATCGCTTCTTGGCAGGAATCGCAGTGAAAACACGCCGCCGCGAGGTTCTCCGGATCGATGTGGGTCTTAAAATTCTCCCAGGTCAGCGGAGCCCTGTGGCCGCAATTCGGACACGGAACCTCATAAATCCGCTGGTCGCTTCGAGCGTAAGCCCGCGTGATCCGGCAGGTGCCCTTGATGAGGGCCGTGGAAACTCGAAGGATCTTTGCGTCCTCGAACCCTGACGCGCGACTTTCGGCCAGGGCCTCGGGATCCCCCTTGTCCGTCATCTCGAATTTGGCAAGGTCATCGAGAATAACCAACCGGCGGCTCGTGCCGGTCAGATCAGCTGGAGATCCTGCAGAGGCGACTTTCAACGACCCGTTGCGATCCAGCGTTTCCTGATTGAACTTCTGATCCCGGTTGGCGCCGCCAGTCAGCCCATCCCCGAACACAGCTCGAAGTGATGGGGCCTGCCGCCTCATCGGCTTCCATTTGTTGTCCACCCATTCCGTTGCCGCCGAACTGGTCGGATGCACAACGAGGCTGTCCAGCGGACAATATGCATGCCACGCCCCTAGAGTCGGCTGAATGATCGAAACCGTCTTGCCCCATTGTGCCGATCCCTTGATCGTCACTTCCCGACACGGATGTTCCGGCGAAAGTACTTCGTGAATCTCCTTCAGAAAGGCAAATCGCTCAATGTTGAACGCCCCCGGCATGGGAGAGCGTTCATCAAACTCGATGTTCTGCTCGCACCACCGCGTGATGTCTGGCGGCTCCGGTGGGTTCATCGCGGCTGCAATCGCCGAGGCGATCACCGCTTCGGCACTGGCCAGATAGCCAATCAGAAATCAGCGTCTTTTTCGCTGTCTGTCATCTTCGCCGCGGCGGCATCATCCGCCAGTGCCTCGGTCCGCCGGGCACGGTGCGCTCTGAACTCCTGAACAAGGATCGTGCGAGCCGTCTTGAAATCTACGCCCAGGTCATCCGCGATCCGGCGGGCCCCATCGCGCAGCACGCTTTCAAATCCGGCAATTTCCTTGGACACCAACCGTTTAGCCTGCAGCGTTGCCTCCGCCCGAAGAACGAACTGCTTTTCTTCCACCGCGTTCTGTTTTCGCAGGCGCCGCGCCTCTTCCTCGGCCTTCAGTGTCCGAGCCATCGTGTATCGATCATTGTCGCCCGGCGGCAATGCGGTTGCGCCGGCGGGACTGGATCTGGCCGCAGCCTGGCGCGCTTCCGGCAGTTCCTGAATCGCCCTGCGCGTGTCCGCGCCGTTGCCCATCATCTGACCACTGTCCAGCTTGACCGCCAAAGCCTTCGCGACCTTGCCAAGATCGAAACGACGGTTCCGCCCCTCGCCCTCAAAACACCCGTCGAGCTTTCCCTCGCCCACGTATTGCGAGATCCTTCCCTTGGAGAGGTTCAGCTCTTTGGCCAGTTGTGTTGCGTTGACGTAGTTCATCGCTTGTTTAGGCAGTTTAGGCTTTCGTTTAGGTTTAGGAGACCGAAACACACACGCCTCGCGCCCCCGTATACGTGCGGAAGGTCAGGAAGGACCCGTGGTTTTGAAGAGGGCGCTGGCCGCCCCGCCGCTGCAGCCAGCTATCGGATATCGCGCCTGTCGGCGGGCGCGCCTGGGGTGTTGGGGTTAGGCGGGGTTGGCCGCCTCGAAGGTGAGGTAATACTCCTGACCGAGCGAGAACTGCTCGATGGCGGCCGGATTGGTGATACACATCTCGATCTTGCCGGATGGCGTATACTTCGACCAATCTGCGTTCTCGCCATCACCGGACGCGAACACCGGTTGCAACTCGATGTTGGCCACCTGGTCACATTCAACGCTGGCCGGGCTTTGGTGTTGGATGCTGGACACCCAGAACTTCGCTTTCACCGTCATTTTGTTTTCCTTTTTGTCGATGGTGGTTGCGTGGTCGAGGACCGCAGCGCCGACGGTATCTGTCGGTTGCAGGTCGCTCAGGGCTTCGGGAAACACGTCCCCGAATTCGGTGAGGTCGATCGACGGCGTCGACAGATCGAGGTGCGGGGTTGCAGCCGGTGCCGCAACGACTGATGCCAACAGCGCCAGAGCGCCGGAAATCGCAATGATTGCCTTTTTCATGGGTCTCTCCAAGTGATTGAAAGGTTGAGGTGCCAAAGCGCACCGCAGACATGAAAAAGGCCCGCGCGTTGCCGCCGGGCCTCGTCGTTTCGTATCTCAGGACACACTCCACCCTACTGCTATCGGTGGGTTTTTCTCAAACCAGATAGCCACCGGGCGCCTCAACCTGCGTGCCCTCCTGCCCGTCGGGTGCATCGCACCGTCGTCAGCGTCATCCTTAAATTCAGCACACCTCTCGGAGGTCGCCCTATTGGTAGGATCGTTCCCCCGAATCTGTCAAGCCCTCACCGGCTCCAACAGATCCGTCGGCAGCTCCAATGGTGTGGGTCGCCCGAAGATGTTCACCAACAGCTTTGCGCTCGGACCGGTCACCTCGACCACCTCCATATCGAAGCCGCTCCAGGTGCCGACAGGTGTCTGGACTATGTCCCCAACCTCGAATTCCGCCCCTGTCCGCATCCACCGCCGCTCCATCGCTGCAAGGCATGCCGGTGCCTCCCAGACGCGCATCATCTCAACAACCTTGGCATGCGGCACAGGCAATGGTTGCCCGCTGTCACCAAGCAAACCATTCACGATGTTCAATTCCGCCAGATCGCTCCACCGCTCCTGAAACATGGGCCAGCCAACGAACACCCAGTTGTGCAACAGCGGATAGGTCACCCGCCGCCGCTCGACCGAGAACGGATTGACGCGCCGCCATTCGACCCTTTTGGGCATGAACACCTCGAATCCTGCTTTCTTGAGCAACACCTCATGCACAAACTCGCGCTGACCGGTGCCCTTCACGCGACGCTTGCGCACTTTGCCATGGCGATCACGCACCGCAGTGTACTGTGCTTCCGTCACACATGTGCGCCGCCCCGGATTCTGCGGCGGTTTCATCCGGGCTGCATACCACTGCAACCCCGGCAACTCGATCTGCTCCATCACGCTCATGCCTCTGCCCTCTCTGCCATTTCGGCAATCCGCCGGCACCGATCCAGCGCCGCCATTCGCCGCTGTCGCCACTGGTTTTCCTGCTCTGTCAGCGTCGCCCCGCGCGCCAACCGTTCATCCAGCTTGGCCATCTGGCGGACCGGCTCATCGGCCCGCTCGCGGATCCCCTTGATCGCAAACCCGCCCGGCCAGCGCCGGTTCTTCTTGAGATCACCAAGCAGCTCAGGGGCCCACCCGCCCATCAGCGCGTCCTGCCCAAGCCCGTGCGCAAAAACCGCCCGGATGAGCGGGCTGGCGTCATCGCCCGGCGGCTGGATTTCTGCCGCCCACTTCAGCAAATTGTTGGCAATGGGCACCCTGTCTTTGTCCTTGCCGCCCGGATGCGCCGCCGCCTGTTCCTCCAGCGCCGCCAGATTGCCCGCGCTCATATACGCCAGCCGCTGGCACAGATCGTCCACCATCGCGTCATAAGCCGCCTTCGTCAGGCTGGTCGGGCGCGCCAGCCCGCGCCGCTCCAGCGGTTCAACCAGAACCCGCCTGACCTGTTTTTCGCCTTCTGCCTGCTCTGCCGTTTCCATCTCTTTGCCCCCTTTCTCAGCCCAACTGCGCCTCAGTTGTCACCACCGCTCGTATGGCGCGATCCGTTATGTCATTTCGTTTCCATCTCTTTTCCTTCTCTTTTCGACGGTTACGGATCACGCGCAAAAAAAGGGATGGACCCTCGAAATCACGGGATAATCCGTGACTTTCCGTGGTAGTTCCGTGATTTTCCGTGTCGGTTACGGAACTTTCTGTGACGGTCACAAAATGTCACGGACTTGAACAGATGCAT